GGCCGACAACGAAATCGAAATCCTGGGCGAGATCATGCCGCCCGAGTTCGCCGCGATGTTCGGCGGGACTTCGGCCAAGACGGTAAAAGATCGGCTGAAGGAAATCGGCAAGGCGCCGGTGCTGGTCACGATCAATTCCCCCGGTGGCGATGCGTTCGAGGGCATTGCGATCTACAACATGCTGCGCGATCACGGCGCGAAGATCAGCGTGGACGTGCTCGGAATGGCCGCATCCGCCGCGTCTATCGTGGCGATGGCCGGCGATACGATCCGTATGGCTGAAGCGACGAAGATGATGATCCACTCTTCGCACGGTATCGTCGTCGGGAATCAGGACGATATGCGAGAGTTCGCCGAGCTGCTCGACGGCATCGACTCCGACGCCGCGGCGCTCTACGCGGCGCGTACCGGGAACTCGCAGGACAAAGTTCTTGCGATGATGAAAAAAGAAACCTGGATGAACGGCGAGCAAGCCGTCGAACACGGTTTCGCGGACTCCGCAGATAAAAAGAAAAAGCCGAAGTCCGCAACGACTCAACCCATTTTCGCTTCAGTCTCGCCCGCCCTGCTCGCCGCGTCAGGCGATAGGCAGCGGCCTGTCGTCCGACTGAGCGCAACCCTGCCCGGCGCCTCGGGGTCGCAGCACAACCGACAAGGAATCCACATGAGAACCATTGCCGAACAACTGAGCGCCTACGAGTCGAAGCGCGCCGCGAGCGACGCGCGCATGAGCGACATCATGCAGAAGGCCGCGGACGCCGGCGTGACGCTCGACGCTACGCAGACCGAGGAATACGACACGCTCGACGCCGAGGTGAAGGCGATCGACGCGCACATCATCCGCCTGAAGGCGCACGAAAAGCAGGTGCTGGCGCGGGCCACGCCCATCACGCCGGCCGCAGGCGCAGACCCGGAAGCGGGAACGCGCGCCCGCGCCGTGAGCAGCGACGTCATCGCGCTCGGGCCGAAGATCGAGCCCGGTATCCCGTTCGCTCGCGCCGCTATCGCGCTGTTCCTGGCGAAGGGCAACCGGACGGAAGCCGCGCATATCTTCGGGCAAAACAAGCGCTGGATGGACCAGACGCCCGGAATCCAGAAAGTGCTGATGACTGCCGTTCCCGCGGCGGATAGCACGACCGCAGGCTGGGCCTCGGAACTCGCCTACGCGCAGAACATGCAGGATCAGTTCATCGAATTCCTGCGCCCGATGACGATTCTCGGCCGGCTGAATTCCACGCGACGCGTGCCGTTTAACGTCCGCATGAGTTCGCTTACCAGCGGGACCACGGGTTACTGGGTCGGTCAGGGCAAGGCGATCCCGATGTCGAAAGGCGCCACCGGGAGCCTGTCCCTCGGCATCACGAAGGCGGCGGGCTTGGCGGCTTACGATGACGAAATCCTGAAACTCTCCACGCCGAGCATCGAAACGATGGTGCGGGATGATCTGGCGAAAGCCGTGGCGCAAGTGGTGGACATTGCGTTCATCGACCCGAACAACGGCGGGATCACGAACGAGAAGCCGGCATCGTTGCTCTACGGTGTGACGCCGATCACGCCGAGCGGGACCAACGCGGCGGCGGTTTCGACCGACGTTGCGGCGGTATTTGCGGCGTCCATTGCCGCGAATCTCGACCCGATGTCCGGCGTGTGGATCATGTCTCCGACCACGGCGCTGAAGCTCTCGCTGATGATGACCACGCAAGGGACCGCGCAGTATCCGAGCATCAACATCAACGGCGGAACGTGGCAGGGGCTCCGGGTGATCGTTTCGCCAAACGCCACTATCGCGGGCTCGCCGCAGTTCGGCAACATGATCGTGCTGCTGTTGCAGAACGAAATCCTGGTCGCGGACGACGGCGGCGTGGACATCCAGATATCGAACGAAGCATCGTTCGAGATGCTGGACAACCCGACGAACCTCTCGACCGGCGGTACGGCTGCGACAGCGATGGTTTCGATGTTCCAGACGCAATCGTGGGCGATCAAGGCCGTTCGGTATGTGAACTGGACGAAGCGGCGCACAGCAGCGGCTGCGTATATCCAGGCGGCCGCATACGCCTAAGACGGCGGGTAACTGAAGCGACGGGCGGGCCGCTCGAAAGGTGGCTCGCCCGTTTTTGTAAGGACGTGGCGTGAGAATATTCGGCATCGAGATTCGGCGCGTCAAGTCTCTGATGAACGCCGTGCCGGCTGGCGGCGGCGGTTGGCTAACCGTCATTCGGGAATCGTTCCCCGGAGCGTTTCAGAAGCACGTAACGATAGACGCGCCGCGCGACATTCTCGCGTTCTCCGGCGTGTTCTCCCCGGTCACGCTGATTGCGGGCGACGTTGCGAAGCCGCGCGTTAAGTTGGTGGAAGAGGACGAGGACGGAATCTGCGAGGAGGTATCCTCAACGTCGCCATTCCTCACGGTGCTGAAAAAGCCGAACCACTACCAGAACCGTATCCAATTCTGGTCACAGTGGATACTGTCCAAACTGCTGTGGGGCAATACCTACGTGCTGAAGGTGCGCGAGAAGGCGCGCGGCATGGTGAAGTCGCTCTATATTCTCGACCCGGCGCGCGTTAAGCCGCTGGTATCTGAAACCGGCGACGTGTATTACGAACTCTCTCCGGATCACTTGTCTGGACTGGTGGAGAAAACGATTATCCCGGCGAGCGAGATCATTCACGATCGCTGGAATTGCTTGTGGCATCCGCTCGTTGGCGTATCGCCGCTATACGCTTGCGCGCTGTCTGCCACGCAGGGGCGGAAGATTCAGAATAACAGCACGCTGTTCTTCGAGAATTCCAGCCGGCCGTCAGGAATGTTGGTTGCGCCCGGCGCGATCAGCGATGAGTTGGCATTGACGATGAAAACGCGATGGGAGGAAAACTACGGAGGCGCGAATACCGGGCGCACCGCGGTTCTAGGCAACGGCCTGAAATACGAAGCCATCGGCATCCCGGCCCAGGAGGCGCAACTATTCGAGCAGTTGGGCTGGACGAAGTTCGATTGCGCGGACTGTTTCCACATGCCGCACTTCAAGGTCGGCGGGCCTGTTCCGGCCGGCAGCACTATAGAGGCTTTACAGTTGCAGTATTACAACGATTGCTTGCACGGTCTTTTCGAGTCCGCAGAACTCTGTCTCGACGAAGGGCTCGAGGTTCCGCCAACTTACTACACGGAATTCGATATCGACGTGCTGCTGCGCATGGACCAGGCGACACAGGTTAAGATGCTGGTGGAGAGCGTGAAGGGCATCAGGACGCCGAACGAGGCGCGCGCGAAGCTGAACCTGGAAGCTGTTACTGGCGGCGATGCGGTCTACCTGCAGCAGCAGAACTACAGCACCGAGGCCCTGGCGAAGCGCGACGCGAAGGACGACCCGTTCGCCACTGCGGGCGCGAAAGCTCCTGCCGCTGGCGGTGCTAGCGAGCCGGATGAGGAACGTATACAGGGGCCTCTTTCCATTCACACCGAAGGCATGACGATGAACGTGCCCGGTATGGAACACGTTGCGCGCATGGTGCAGCAACTGGAGCGCACGATGCGGATGCCGGTCGTGCCGGTGAAGGATGTGAACGGCGTTATCCTCTACGGTCGGCGCATGGAGCGGTTGCCGCTGCACTTGCAGGACGGCGACGACGCGATTGCAGACCTGTCGGAGTTGTTTATTAATGGGCTGGAGTCCGAGCATGTCAACGGCTAACCTGCTGCGCTCGATCTCGGCGCTGGCGTCCGGCAAGCGCATCAGCGTGCGCGCGCACGGCATCCTCTACGTGCTACCGGCGGAGCCGCCGCCAGCGCCCGTGGGGGCGCCGAACGCGGTTGAGGTGGCCGCGGCGAAACTGCTGGAAAGCGATGCGGCGAGCCGCGCGCTGCTAGAATCGGTATCGGCCACGTTCGCGCAGGCGTTCGGGCGCGTGGATGAAACCGTGCAGGCGCTGGCGGCTGGGCACGCCGAGGTGGTGGCGAGCGTGCGGGAGAACACGCGCACGCTGCACCTGCCGGTTAAGCCGGTTTACGACAAGGACGGCAAGGTGGTTGCCGCGCAGCGGGTGAAGGCATGAGCGAGTTAGTCGGGCGGCGCGGCGAGTTGGGCATCGTG